ATACTGGCTCTCAAACGTCCTTCATTAACAGGAGTATTTAATTTCGCCTTTGCCTCTACGTTTCTTGCACTATATTGAATCTGCTCACCGATCTTTTGCTTTGCTTCATCGGATAGTTTATCAATTTTGCCAAGTGCCTTTTTAATTTCTGAATCTGAAATATAAGCCCGTGCCATTTACACCTCCCATGCCAATATCTCAAAGAACTGATTCTCGAAGTCTATTACCTGGACTGAATGGATATTAAAGAATCTCGTTCCATATTTAATCCGGTAGTCATTATCCGGTGTGGCGTTGAAATCGTCCGTGTAACGAATGATAAATCGGAACTGTTGATTTCCTGTCAACTGCTCGGCTTCGAGTCCCTCACGTCCCGATAATGGCTCGATATGCGACCATACCGCAGTTTCATCCTGCCAAGTGTTCGTCCACCCTCCCGCACCATCGGAACTCCGGCTCTGGTATTGCAGGGTGATCTTGTGTTTGAACCTACCTATATTTTTTGATCGAGTTCTCAAAGAATTATCTGTTTGTATTGATTGAGCAACATTTTAGAAGCATTTGGAAGTGCGAAGGCTGAACCTTCCACCAAGTCTTGTCTGTCCTCATAATTGCTTAACACCGCCTTATATAGAGCCAGTTGAATCAACTCTGGTACATTCGCCGCTCCATATCCCGCAGTCACGTCAACCTCTAATTGCTGATACCTAAACGATTCTGTTACGTTGAGTGTCTTAAAGTCTTGCCCTGTAACGAAATAGTCAGTATCTGCCGTGAGTGTAGTTTCTGTTCCGTCTAATTTAGTTCGTACTTCATCAACTGTTACGTGCGGTCCGTATGGCAACTGTATGGTATTTCCGTAGTGTTGGAACTCGAAAGTATATTCTTTTGTGCGTAATGTAATCCCTGCATATTTCTCTGCCATATCAATCATGGCTTCAATCAACATGGATAAGAGAGCATCGTCATCGCTTGTCGTGATTCTGCACCAATTCTTGACGTTTGCAAGAGTGATAATATCCCCTGCGGTTTCGCTTGTTGTCGTTTTGCTGAATCCAGTTGTGAATCCGTTGTCCCGAGTTGCAAGTAATGAGGAATACATTATTTGACCTTCATATTTTTATGTGAAACTTCATTCTCTTTTGCGAAGCCTTGTTTGATTAAGAAATCGCCAACCTCTTTTGGGAGTTGAGCAATCTCACCCTCAACCAACTTTAAAAAGGGAATGTCTGTCAGTATTTCGTAGTAATTCATTTCTGCTTTGTTAATTTGTCCAGGAACGATTCAAACTCTGCCAACTCTCTTTGTGATTGTTCGTATAACTGAACCGAACGTAATTTAACCTTTTCCTGCCATTCGGAGTAATTGGCGTCTATCTTCTCAATGGCTTTCTTATGACCTTCCACATCATTAAACTTTACGAAGTATCCCGCATCGCCTAATGATTCTTTTAATCCAGGAGTCGGGTGCGCTATTACTGGTATTCCGCAACTCATTGCCTCAACTGCTACCCGTCCCCAACTCTCATACCGTGATGGCATGATAATTATGCGAGTTTTTTCGTATGCCTTACGAATATCGGGCATATTCTCTATTACTTTAACATTTTTAGGCTGATCTACTACTTGATTGCCATACGAACCTTTAACTCCCAAGAACTTTTCCTTCGGCATTGCCTCTGCAAGATGCTTTAAAGTATGCCCTCCCTTCATATCGTTTATGTTTACCAATGTAATATGTGAACCGGGCTTTTTGATCTTGTAATGCTCAATATCGCACGGAGGAGTCACGATCATATTTGGTTGATGCTTATGGACTTCATGAACTTCACCTTTTACATAGTTTGAGTTATATATGACTCCAATTTTCTTTCTTTTGACTCCGACTATTCCGTAAGGGTGAGTATTGTGGGCAATAAATACAAACGGCTTTTTATAGTCCCGTGCTAAATTCAAACCCATACCCGTAAGATTAAGATGTGACATAAAAATATCTGCCTTCCTTAAATCTTGCGGTATTATATTTGATACCACTTTGATTCCATTAAATTCTTTATCCTGCGTTCCTGCGCTAAAAACAGTTGCTTCGTGTCCTCTCTCCACTAAATACTTTAACATATCATGAAGCATCCATTCTGCACCCGAACCGTGTTCCGGGACAAAAGCGTGAACCGGGCAGTAAATTCTCATATCATTCCTGTATAATTGACTTGTTGGTTAAGTATATCCGAGTAATCGGGGTTCTGAATAAATAAAGATGGTGAGTAATAAAATGACTTATTAAATCCCTGAACCTTCCACAAAGCAACATCGACTGCCTCTTTATCTATCGGGCTTTGTAAGGCTCTCTCTGCTCCTTTTCGGCTCATAATATAGGCGTGAGTTGTTAAAACTCTCCTGGCAATCTTCCATATCTTATAATCGCCTTTATTAAATTCTTTGAATGTGGTTGCATTTGCTCCCAAATATAAAATATCGAAATCGTCCGGGAGTTCCCCTCTCCAATGTTTCACCATACGGGCATCGTCCTCCAACACCCCCAAAAGTTCTTCATCGGACTCTAAAAACTGTTCCCATAAAGTTTTGTGTGAGAGGTTGCATCCTTTTAGCCCTCTGGAATGGCTCCATCCTTCCATATCTGCCTCTGACGGCACGATCGCATCAAACCTGACGTAAGATATGCCTTTATCTCCGGCGTGATCTACAAACGATTGCCACCGATCTCCTCTATGTGCCAAGTTGATTACGTGAAATATCATGTCCATAAAATAAAAAAAGGGAACGAGCATTGCCCGTCCCCTCTTTAACCTAACCAACGAAAGGTTCTTTATCAGGCAGAACCGTTTGCAAGTGCAGCAGCGAAGGTTCCGTAGATGAATGCGCTCGGACGATAGATCGGCATTGCGATTCTCTCGGAAGCAACGACTGTGATTACGCCTTTGATAGCGTTGTCTTGATCTTGCTCATAGAAACGGATGCTGGACTGCTGACGGTCAAACAACTGCGCTCCCATTGCGAAGTCCCCAACGAGGAAGTCGCCTGTGGTAACGGCGGTGTTTGCGATCAACGGTACACCTGCGATTCTCGGTGCTTGTGCGCCGAAACGGAAGGCATCTGGCATCAAGTATAGACCTTGTCCGTCTTTTGTCAACAATAAGTTGTAGAAGTCGTCAGGGTGAACCATGATTGCGTTTGCCATGTACTCGCCATCTCTAACTTGTGCGATTGCAGAAGTAAGAACATCGAAGCGGTTTACATTTGAATCAGCAAGTGCATCTGTGTATGAGGAAGCGGCTTCTGTGATACCTGTAAGAGCAGGTGAGTTGCTTCCGTAAAGAAGTACATTGTCTTCTTTTACACGGATTTTGCTCGGTAGTCTTGCACCCAAGTATGCAGAAAGTCCAGCAACGTCATCAAGCATTTCGTTAGAAACACGAACGAAAGCAGCAATGGTACGAACTGGTGCTTCTTTCACTTCGAGATCGAAGGTAGTGTTTCCAGCGTCAGCACCTTCTGTTTTAACGGCAGTTCCATCAGAGAGAGATACTTCCTCGATGTAACGGATTAAGTCAGAAGTTGTAGTTCCTTGTGGAAGGAATTGGCGAACGTGTTCTGCACGATCTGGATTGAACACGATACCTGGCTGATAGTCAGGAGCAACTACGTTGTTTGAAGTTGTCGAGTCTACATAGTCAGAAGCGCCGGTAAGTACAGTTCCTGTTTTGAACATAGGCACGTTGAATTGTGCGCCTTTGTTTGAACGTACTTGTGAAGCGAAATCTTCGCTACCTTTGATCTGCTCGATCATTGAGCCGACCCAGTTTTTTGCTACTGCTTCACCGGAGTTTCTCTTTGCAGAGGTTTCCATTGAATCGACTTGCTCTTGCAGTTTGTTGTAAGAGTTTGTCAAGTGGGACAGTTCATTGGCTTTCAGATTGTCCAGTTGATTGTTAAGGTTAGCCTTTTGTGCTTCGAGGGCTTCCTCAATTTTACTGTCGATCTGATTACCTAATCCCTGTAATTTTTCATTAAGGAGTTCTTTGATTTCCATTGTATTCAAAGTTTAGGGTTAATCAGTTGTATTGCGAATGCCTCGAACGCATCCTCAATCTCTTTCGGCTCAACCTCAACCGGAGTGTCCTGTGACGGCTCTGGTGTCTGATAGAGTGAATCAATTATGAATTGTTCGAGTTGTTTTAGTTGTATTTCAAGCAGATGAAATGTTTCATCCGTGAAAGTCCCGTTGCGTACCGCCTTTGTCAGTTTTCTGACTTGATCGGTTGCAGTTTCTTTGTCCATATTTTTAAATCCTGTAAACGGAGTGTTTTCGTTAGCACCGAAAGTAACGGTTGAGCCTTCAAATAATTTAACCTCCTGGATTTCCATGTAACCACTTTTTGGCTGACCTTTAACAGTCACGAATCCGATGGAGTGTTCGTTAATAACTCCGGCTTCATAAAGTTTCAGTACATCCTCACCGTAAGAAGTGCCGACAATCTTTGACTCGAAGTAAAGTCCGTAGTCATCCTCTTTTAGTACATACGGCTTTCCTAATGGCTTCGATACATCGTGCTGATATAGGTGTACAATTCTTTGCTTCTGACTCTCCGGTCCGTTTTCCATAATGGACTTTGCGAAGGCTCCTTTGACGATCATGTCCCCGTCAGAATCAACCTCTCCGAACTGTGAGAAATATCCGGTCACGACTCCGCTCTTTCTGTCGATGTCTTTTACCTGCGCCGGTATGCCTTTATATTGATATGCATTCATGCTTTTTGGATTGAGTGTATCCTCTCGATGCCCGACTAATGTTTCAGTTGGCTCACCATCTCTATATATACGAATAAGATAAGCAGGATTGTCTTCTGTTGCATTTAGTACAAAATCCGAGTCTGGAATCGCTAATCTGCCCGATTCTTGAACTCTTACAATCTCCCCTTCGGCTCTACCTCCGGATGATTGCCATCTTACCATATCGCCAACTCTATATTTAGCCATGTCAAAAAATACTAACTTTCGGGTGTTATATAAA